CGCGGTGATCTGGGTACTCGTGCCGGCGTAGGTTCCAGAACCTGATCCGATCATCGCCCAGGGCAGCGATCCCCTCCCCCGTCTCCTGCTCCGTACCGTCCCCAACGATGACGATCTCGTCCACCGGGACCGTCTGGTTCATCACCGACGGCAGGGCGCGGCCGAGGAGGAGGGCCGTCCTGTTGTAGGTGGAGATGACGGCGGAGACGGTCAACGGAACGTCTCCGACTCCTTCCAGAAGACCTTCGGCTCCCAGCCGGGCACCTCATTGTGGCCGACGTAGGCGCGGGCGTCGCCGTAGCGGTCGGGTCCGTGGGCATAGGAGAGCCCGAGGTAGTCGACGATCTCGAGGACGGTCACCACGTTCGCGGAGCCACCCCCGACATCCCATGTCCTGTGGAGGTAGGTGGCCGGGCTGGAGATCTGGAGGAGTAGGAGCTCGACGTAGTCCGAGACGTGCAGGAGATCGCGCACCTGGAGCCCGTCTCCGTTGACCGTGACCTCGATGTTCTCCCGCGCAGCCTTGATGAACCAGGCGATCCAGCCCGACTCGTAGGAGCCCTCCTGTCCGGGACCGTAGATCGTGCCCGGGCGGTTGAGGACGAGCGGGATGCCATAGGTCCGGGACATCTCGCTGGTCCACGTCTCGACCATCTGCTTGGCTGCCCCGTAGGGCGTCGCTCCATCGCGGGCCTTGACCGAGCTCGTGACGAGGAGGGGGACCTTCAACTGGCGTGCCATCTCCGCGACGTTGGCTGCGGTGACGACCGTGTCCTTGAACGTCGCGAGTGGGTTATGAATGCTGCCCAGGGTCGAGCAGGACGAGGCGAGATGAACGATGACATCTGGGCGGTGGTCCACGAAGTAGGGCACCCACATCGAGATAGTCAGGTCGTGACCGGTCACGCGATCGGCCTCGATGACCTCGATGTCGCGCTCTTTCAGGGCTCTCACGAGATGCTTTCCGACGAAGCCGGCAGAGCCGGTGACGAGGACTCTCACCATGTACGCATCCATTCCTGCGGCCCGTGCCCCTCTGCGATCCAGGCCGGCAGATCGCCGCCGTAGTTCAGGAGGGGGGTCTTGCCATCCACGTGAAGATGGCGGGCGGGATAGTCGGAGCCGATCTCCCCGGCAATCGAGGCCAGTTCCTGGTGGGACTGTCGCTTGAGCTTCTCCTCGCGCCTCTCGGGGTTCCCAAACCACGAGAGGTGCCATCCGGCGTCTTGGATCGAAGAGAGGTGCCAGCGCACCTCGCGGATGGCGTTGATGTCGATCCCGATCTCTTTCTTGCGCCCGATCACCGATCCGGCCCACATCGCAGGGAACCAGAGCTTCGTGGAATACACGAGCATGGTCATCGCCATGACTTGCGGCTTCTCGCCGCGATAGCCTTTCACGACGTAGCGACGAGGGATCTCGTCCACGTCTCCGTAGATCAGGACGGTATCGTCGGGAAGGTCGGCGAGAAGCCTCCGGGCACCGTTGCGCTGGATGCTCTCCCGCCACCAGTTGTCGATCGTGCCCGGCTCCATCCAGGGCCTCTCGAGGACTGGCCCCGTGGGGCCGGTCATGTCCACCTTCACTACGTCGAGGGGATAGCCCCGAAAGCGGCCGATGTTCCGGGACAGGTGGAACTCCTTGGGGATGCCGGTGAACGAGGTGTTGCCCTCGATGGCGATGAAGCGGTCAACGATGCCTGCGAGCTGGTAGAGACGGCACTCCAGCATGTCGAACTCGTCATCGAACATGAAGACGTCCACGATCACCTTGAGTCCCACTTCTTGTTCCAGATCTCCGGTGCGTAACCGTCGCTCACCCAGCGCGGTAGGCCCCAGTCGTAGTCGTAGTCGAGGAGCTTTACGCCGCTGTTGACATGGATCATCTGGGCCGGATAGTCCACCGCGAGACCGCCCTTGGTCTCCTCTGCCAGCTCCTGGTGAGTGTGGGCAGCGAGCTTCTGCATCCTGTCCTCGGGCTCTCCGAACCAGCCGAGGTGCCAGCCGGCGTCGGGGATCCTCTGGTACTCCCACTGGCGGTCATGCCTGACCGATTTGGGACTGGATCCGATGCTCCCGCGCTTCCCGATCACCGACCCGGCCCACGCTATCGGGTGCCGGTAGCGCAGCGAATACACGAGGTAGTACATCCACAGGCACATCGGCCCGCCGTCGAAGCCGGCCACGATCTCCCGCCTTGGGATCTCGTCCATGTCGCCGTAGATGACCAGGTCGTCTCCCGACAGGTCCGCGAGAAGATGGTTGGCAGCATCGCGCTGCTTCCCCTCGCGTCTCCAGTTCGGCTCGCTCTCCGGAGTCATCCAGCCCCTGACCTGGAAAGGGATCATCGAGGTGTCCCCGAGCTCCGCCCGGACGACGGTGATCGGGTAGGCGGAGTAGCGCCCTGCGGCCATGGCCTCGGTGAGGAGGTAGGGCTTGGGAATGCCCGAGAAGGTCATGTCACCTTCGATGACGATGAAGCGGTCAACGATGCCGTCAAGTTCGTAGAGACGGCAATCGAGCATGTCGAAATCGTCAAGGAACATGAAGACATCGACGGTCACCCCAGGTGACCCTCCGCGAGAAGGAGGCTGTAGTAGTAGGCGACCGTCTTCGTGACGCCGTCCTCGAGCTTCACGAGGTCGTTTGGGGTCCATCCCAGCGTCTCGAGCGTCAGGGGGTTACCTATGACGACCGATTTCTCGTCCTCTCCTGCCCGCATCGGCAGATGGTTGATCTCGACCAGTTTCCCGCCCGAAACCCGGACCGCACCCGCCACGAGGTTGGCGATGTCGTTCACAGACGTCTTTCGGCCCGTTCCAGCCTCGTAGGTCGCCAAATGGGCGACTTCCGAGTCCGCCGTCCTCACGAGGGCGTCCACGAGGATCTCCGCGACGTCCTGAACGTAGATCATGTCCATGATCTGCTCCCCGTCACCGTAGATCTCGATGGGGAGCCCGGTCAGGGCACGGCAGATGAACGAGGGCATGATCTTGCGGACTTTCGACGGTCCGAAGGGCGCTGCGGCCGTCTGACGGGGTCCGTAGGCGTTCAGGGCGCGAACGACGGTCATCCTGCTGCCCCGGAAGCGGACGAACATCTCCACGAACCTCTCGACCGTGTTCTTGGTGATCGAGTAGGTGTTGTTCATCCAGAAGTTGCCGACCGCGATGTTCACGAGCGGAACGTCGTACTGGGCGCACGCCTCGAGGACGTTCAGGCCCCCGATGATGTTCGTCTCCGCTGCGGGACGAGGGTTCTGGATCGTCTCCTGGGTACCGAGTACGCCAGCCAGGTGGATAACGCCATCGGCGTGGGCCACGGACTCGGTGACAGCAGTGGCGTCACGGATGTCCCCGAGGACGAGATCGGCTCCTGCTGCTGGCTCTCGGTAGCGGGTGTCGAGGACGGAGACGTGGTATCCACGGCTGGCAAGCTCCTCTACGACGTAGCGGCCGATGAACCCGTTGCCGCCAGTGACCAGAACGGTCTTCATGTTCCCTCCGAGGATGAGGACAAGTAAGCCCGCAACGCTTCTCGCCACGGACGCATCCGGTTGAGCCCGCGAAGGGCCAGCATGTGGTTGATCATCGTCTCCGAGCGTGGACGAGGAGCGAAATACTCGGCCCCGAACACGTCGCTGTTGCAAGCCACCACGGCCACATCTTCGCAGCCGAGGATGCTCACCAGTTCGAGAGCGACGTCGTACCGAGTGCCCGTACCCGGGGAGACCATGTGGTAGAGGCCGTAGTAGGGGGTCTCGATCAGTTCCAGGAGGTTGGCGGCGAAGTCAACGGCGTAGGTCGGCGTGCCCCACTTGTCGTCCACGGCGCTGATCACCTTGCTCCCGCCGTCGATCTGGGCGCGGACCTTGGCAACGAACTTGTGATCAAGGGCATGCCCCCCGATCATCCATCCAGCCCGCACGATGAAGTGCTTCCTGATCTGGCAAACCGACCTTTCCCCGGCGTACTTCGACGCTCCGTACACGTTGATCGGATTGGGACGGTCGAACTCGTCGTAGGCGGTCGCCTTGGTCCCGTCGAACACGCCTGCGGTCGAGATGTAGACCATGGGGATGTCGTACTGGGCAGCGATCAGGGCGACATTCTGCGTTCCGACGGCATTGGTCAGCCACGCATGATCACGGTCCATCTCGCACCGTTCGAGATCCGTTTCGGCTGCCAGGTGAAGGATGATGTCGGGGTCCGTGTACGAGACGGCCTGCTGGATCGCAACGTAGTCGCGGACATCGAGGAAACTGATCCCCTCACGCGGAACGAGGTCGGTAGCGTCCACCTTGTGCCCCGCTGCGATGAACGCGGGCAGCACGGCGCTTCCGAGCATGCCCCCGCAGCCCGTGATCAGGACTCGCACGATCCCTCCATCAGGATGAGGAAGAGGGGGGCGGCCGGCGCCGGCCGCCCCCCTGCCGATGACTACGCCTCGTCGTAGGAGTAGTTCACCGTCTGCTGCGTCCAGTTTCCCGGGCCGGCCGTCGAGGCCACCCCGAGCTGAAGGACGAGGTGCTTGGTGAACGCGCCGGTCTGGGCGGCGGTGTACTGGGCGAGGTCCCACGTGGCCTTGTTGCCCGAGGTGTAGCCCGTGGCGTCCACGTTGGAGATCGTGGTGCGCGTCGAAGCCTGGTAGTAGGTCACGAACGCGCCCGTGAAGAACAGCGTGGTGCTGGTGTCCACGGTGCTGTTGAACCACACCTTGAACGACTGGACGTAGTTCGTCGGGGTGGCGGCGATCTTGAGCCGGATCCACTTCTCGTAGGAGTAGGTGCCGACCGTGATCGGGTTGGCCTGCCGGTTGGCAAGGTCATTCGTCGCGTTGTCGGCCGAGATCAGGTCGATGCCTGTCACCGGAACGGTGGTAGTCGGGGTAGACCCGAACGACACCGCAAGCTGGAGAGTTGCGGCCATTGGTGACTCCTCTGCTGGGCCCGGGGCCGGTTACTTGGCTGGAGTCTTGGGCTTGGAGCCCGACGACTGGCCCGCAGCCGGAGCGGGCGGCGGGGTGGCGACTTCCTTGGCCGTGAGGACCTCATCGACCGTCACGACGCCAAGGGGCGTGTTCGCCATGAGCTTGTTGTTCGGGTTGGACTCGTCGTTGATGTCTCCGAGGGGAGGGCGACCTTCGTCCTGCCGCGCTTCGTTCACCGTCTTGTAAGGCATGCCTGCGAGCGCCAACTTGTTGATGTTGGCCTTGGACATGGACTCCTTGATGTTCAGGCGAGTGAAGCGGAAGGCGAGGTTGTTGGCGGTGCCTCCATACGAGTCATCCCAGACGATCTCCCGAGTGAAGTAGTCCTGGACGAGGGCGAGCAACGGTCGGAGCCCCTGATCCTGGGTGAGCTCCTGCTGGATCTCTCCTTCGGAGCGGTTGATGTTGAACGAGAGGCCGATGTCCTGCGGGGAGATCAGGTAGACGGCGCAGATCTTCCGCACGAGGTAGTCGAGCCACTCGCGGTACTGCATCTCCCGGTTCGAGCCACGGAACGGGATGAACTTCGCGCCCTTGGTGCCACCGAGGAACGCCATCGCGCCCCTGCCGGCCACCTCATAGGTCCAGTACGACTTGAAGCCCTCGACCTGTTCGGGCCGGGCTCCCTCGCCAAGGTCCAGCATCCCGTCCGGTGCTGCGTTCGTCACCTGGCGCGTGTTGTAGCTGGAACCGTTGAGCTCCGCGTCCACGGTCATCTTCAGGGTCTCGAGAGGAGACAGCCCGACCACCGAGTACGTCCGGGGGTTCGCCATGATGTAGACGAGATCCTGGTTGCGGAAGGGCACCTCATAGGTCGGCGCCGGGACCCACCAGTAGCGTGTCTCGTCGGGGTCGCCGTCCCACAGCGCGCTGACCTTGACTTTGGCCCCGTCCACGGCATGGAGGAAGGCAATCGACCCACCCAGGGTTCGTTCCTTCTCGATGGACCCCGCATCAAGGACCAGGATGTCCTCGATGATCGGCTCGACCCAGGAACGGAAGGACTCCACGGCCAGGTTCGGCCTGGTGAA